CACCATCTAAAAACCCAATAGAATAATTTGCTATATTTAAAATAGATTTTTCAAATTCTTTAGCATTAAGAGAAACTCTCATTAGTCACCAACTGTCTGATTTTCTGATCTACGCCACATCATGTAGTAGTATTCAATGCTTTGTAAGCCACCAACAAAAGGTTCAATTGTGGCAAGTTCATATATTGTTCCTCTGCCATTTCTTGGTCCCGCAGTTTCTCTATATACAAGGTTATCTTGTGGAAGCCTTATATTTGTTATTAATACGTTTGTTATAGCATTATTATCATTTTTAGAAGAAGTTCTAATATCAGTTTTAGATCTTGCTACTAATTTTCCATCCGTCTGAAGAAATATTGCAGGACTCATTTCTTCCTGAGTTCTTTTTGTAATTGGCTGGGCATTGCATGTAATTGTTTTATCAAATACCCAATCTTTTATTGCCTTGCCATATTCATTTTGTTTAATTATTGCATAATAAACATCAGCAAGCATTGGGTACATAAAGTCTGGTTTATCACAATTCATCACAGCATCCCAGGTGTACGCAAATTTGTAATGTATTTATCAAGAATAATATCAACTAGAATGTTTCCAGTTCCAAAGAACTTAGATGAGTCATATTTTAGTTTAAATTGATCTGTTTCATATTCACTAACATAAGATTTGTAGTGATCCATTCTTCCGCACTTAAGGTCATCAATCATCATTCCTACTGCATCACGTACATCATTTGGAATAACTTTATACCCTGAATCATAATCAATTATATAATCAAAACCTTCTGGAAATGAAACTGCTGTATTTTTTGTGTTTGTCCACATGTTGTCATAATTTTCATATGGTGCATATGTATAAAATGAGTCTGACCCTGCATCTCTATACTTAAGTGGTTTTCTTTCTGCACGATCTTTTGATTCATAGTAAGATGAGTCTGTAGGAATTTTAACAATTGCAGTTCTATCTTTTGTAACTGCATAATCAAATCCATTTAGAGCTGGTCCATCTACTGTATCTGTAATGTCATACACAAGTTGCCCATTTTCATAAACTTGATTAATCTTATAAATTGTTCCCCAAACAGGGATATAATCAGTTCCTTGACCAACAACCTCAAGAATTTTCTTTTCAAATGTAAAGCCTCGGTTAATTAATGAATCAACAATTGCTCTAGCAATACGTTCATTATATGTTGCTTCTGCAATTTCTGTTGCAGTTGTGCCTAGTGTATTTGGATCAACATATGGTCTAATAATACTAAGAATGTCTTGAACAAGAATATCTTCTTCGGAATCTTCAAATATTTGTACCGAGTAATCGTGATCATAAGTAATAAAATCACCCGTCAAAGTAAAAGTAATCTGAGAGTTTGCATCAGATGTGATTGTTTCAGATACCTCAATTGTTTTAGGGGCATTTTCAATAGTAAACAGGTAGTCTGTATCTGGTAAAGGAACGTCATACTTAATCTCAATAGGGTATGGTGGGAGTCTTAGAATTATCATAATTATTTACCGTAGTACTTTGCCACTTCTTGAGGTGTCGCTGTGCGAACCTTGTTGTGGGTAAGCCACTTTTCGGAAACCTCCTTGGTTACAATGTTATAGCCTTTTATGATTTCTCCAACACCATTCCAGAAAATATTACGTTCTGAAAAGAGTGCTACTTTTTCATTAATTAGCTTTTCTGCTTTTGGGTTTACTGTTGACTCTTGTTTTGGAGTCCAACTAGAAATTACTTCAAGCATGTGAACTTTTGTTGTTACCCCAAACAAATCAATGTTATTTTTCTTTGCATAAGACTTTATTTCCATAACAGTCTTTTTAGATAAATCTTCAATAATAGACATTAATTCCTCCTATGTTATTATACCAGAATTAGCGTCGTCTTCCTCTACCAAAATTATTTTGCATTGGTAAACGAATTCCATTTGGTGTTCCCGATGGATTTACAGCATTAGGTCCCGATGTTTCTCCAAGAGTTGCTCCTGAAGCTCCAAGTGTATTAACTTGTAGACCACTAGATCCCATAATAATAACACCTGGATTTCCTAATGTAACAATTGCTCCTTCGCCATTGTGACTATGATCAATTGGTTCACCTGGATAAGACATTTTATTCTCCCTATAAATGACTGAAGGGAACGGCTTTTACACCGTTCCCCAAGTCAATCGTTTTAGCGATTATGAGTTATTTGCTGCTGTTGCGTATGCAACTGCGTCAAGTTCTTCCCATTGTAGACCAAAGCGGACGAATACTGTGTATTCAATTGTGTCCTTCTTTGGTTGGTAGAAACGGTTTACAGTGATATCACGTTGGAATCCCCATACACGGTTCTGTGGGAATGTAAGATCTACATATCCTGCAGGGTAGTAAGGAACTTCTTGGACTTCAACACCGAGAACACGAGTTGTACGTGCTCCACCAAATGTCTGAGCATTGCCATCAAGGTATGCTTGACGGTTTGCAGGTGTACCTGCTGGCTTACCAGCAAATGCTTCTGCGATTGCATCAGCCAATGTACCATTATTTTTAATGATACCCTGGAATGCGTCTGTACCAGCATAGAACTTAAGATTGTTCTTGATTGCACGATACTTACGTGGCATTGCGAGGATAATGTTTTGCATAACCTCTGTTGTCCATGCGTTGTCAGCAACAGTTACCATTGACTCGTGTGAGTCTCCGCCCTGTACTTTTTCAACAAAGCCTTCCATGATTGAAAGGAATGATCCTGTTGCACCGTCACCGTTGATCGCAAGATCTTCAATGTCGTTTGCAAAAGCATTTGTCATCAAACGTACGAGATGGTCTTCAAGAGCGCCGCCTTCTACGTTATCTTCTAGTGCTTCTGTTGATACTTCCCAGTCAAGACGAATCTTCTTTGTAGTCAATTCAACCTTTGAGAAAGTTGCGCCTGCATTTGTAAATGTAGGGTCTGCTTGTGCTGCTGCACGAATTACACGCTCACCAACGTTAACTTTTTCAAGTTCCATTGTATTTGCTCGCATTGTAACTCTACGTCCATCTTTAGCGAGAACTGTAGCATCCCACACATAATCAATGAAGCGACGTGCTTGTTCAGGCAATAGGATTCCACCTGGTGTGCCGACAGGGTTAACTGCGTTTGCACCTGATGTTCCGTAATTTGCTCCAGCAATATTTCCTAGAATGCCTTCACGACCACTTACGATGGTTGCGGGAGCACCGTCTGAACCTGATGCTACTGCACCTGATCCATCATGACCATGACTAGTTGTAGTTCCTGGATAGTTTTTTACGATATCTTCTGACATATTGTTCACCTCCTAGTGATTTTTTATGTTAGTTATATAGGTCGGAGAATTTGAGGAAACGTCCGCCCCATAGGGATTTTTGAATTGGACTTTCATCCATTTCCTGCACGATCTCGCCAAGATCGCCAGACTTGCGGAAAGCGGTGTCCTTTTCTACGGAATCAACTCTCTTTCCAATTTCGTTAAAAGTACCCTTGATCTGATTTACATCAGTTGTTGTGGCATCAAGAGACTTCTTTATATTAGCAACTTCATCACTAAGTGACTTAAGTGTTGCTGTTAGATCGCCAAAGGCATTAGTAACAGATTCCTTGATGTCTGTAATTGCATCAGCAATTACTTGATCAGCCTTTGCAGCATCTTCTGCTGCTGGTGCTTCTGGATTCTGAATTGCATCTTCTACTGAAGATGTAGCACTATCATCAGCAATTGAGTCAGACTTTTCTGCTTCAGCAACTGGTGCTTCTGCTTCTGTGACTGCTTCTACTGCTTCTATTGGTTGTGCCTCTGGAGTGACCTCTACTGATACTGCTTCTGCTTCTGCAACTGGTGCATCCACTGTTAGTGTATCTTCTGACATAGGGTTTACCTCCTTTGTAATCTTAGATGTATTAATGCCTTTAGCACTATCAACTAAGAACTTTATCATGTTTGCTTTATCTGAGTCATTTTTTTCTACAAAACCAATGTTTTTCATTTCGTTACCGTTTACTGGGCTAACGTATGTCTCTTCATCAGAAGTTAGAACAATGCCTGTTTCTTCATCATAAAAAACATTTTCTACAACTACATCGGCAAACTCACCTTTAATAACATCTACACCGTCAACTTTTTCAACTGACATAATACTTGCAAATTGATTTGCTGGTGAATCTACTAAAGATAGTTCTACTAGATCATAGTCTTTAATAATTCTAATTGCTTTATCAAGTTCTTCATTATATGCATCATCCCACTTATTCATTCGTCCCCCGATTGAAAAACCAGTGTATGTTCCATCAAGAACTTTTTCCCATGCGTCCTGTGCACCTTTGGAAATGTATGTAGAAACATAAACTCCCTTATAAAATTTCTTTGTTTCTGGATCAAAATATTTTTCTTCTTTAAAGTTAAGCATTTTTCCAACTGCTGAGGGCTGATGCATTTCACGTATGTTTCCACGGAATTTTGCAAAAGCACTCATAGATGCTTCTGTTGTAACAATGTCATATTGTTTATCAACATTGTCAAGAGATGCAAAACCAGAGACAATTCTTTTCTCAATGTCTACTTTTCCAAAGGGCATTGAAAGGCGAAGGCTGTCGCCGTCAGTGGTCCAAAAAGCTTTATTTATGTCCATATCGTATTCCATTATACCAAATATTTATAGAGTTTTCTCAATTATTGAGATGCTCTACCTTCACCCTTCGGATTGCGTCCAGATACAGTTGCAGAGCTATCAGATTGGTTATTTGTTCGTTCAGAATCTCTAGAACGATTCCCATTTGCTCTTGAATCTGCAGCCTGTCTTGGACTAAGTTCAAGTGGAGTATCACCGTGATCTGCTTGAGGAAGGTCTAAGATTTCACGTGCTTCATTAGGAAGCATAATTTGATTCTTTACATAACGCTCAAGAATTTGTGACTGTGCAATCTCATCTGTAAGTGTAAGTTCATTAAACTTAAACTGAAGAATGTCTGTTTTTTCTTTAATAATTTTGCTAATTACTTTTTCAAGATGCTGTTGTTCTGGACGAGAAACCTGCTCTTTAAATGTACGATCTTGAGCAAGAGCTGCAGCAATAGCACCTGAGTCTGAACCACCAAGTTTAGAAATTGGAACTTGATGAGCAATTAAAATATCGTCACGATTTTGCTTTCGGTACTCTTTAAATGAACCATCCTGAATACCATTTTCAATTGGCTTCATTTCAAACTCAACTTTAGAATGATCAGTATCTCCAGGAAGAGGAATGTAAAGTGTTCTATGTGATTGTGACTTCATTCCTGTTTGCAAGAATCTAAACATTTTATCTTCAGCGTCTGCAGATAACTTTGCACCCTTAAGAGTTATAACATATCTTGGTACCGCTTTATTTTCAAAATAATCAATATTATATTGTGATGCAAGCTGATCACCAATTAATGATGGAAGGGCTGCAATAATATCAGGTACACCGTAATAAGTATTTAAAGGTGAATAATCTTTAAAGTGAATAATTTCATTTGGACGATTATCTTCTGTTAGTGGGTTTTGATTATTTGCAGCAAAGTTACGGAAGTAAACAACTTTTGGTCCAATGATTTGAACAAAACCATCACGAAGGCGACGGACACGAACTGTTGTTGAAGGAATATGTCCAACATATCCAATCTCTCCAGTTATGGTTCTTCCAATTTCCATGTAACCATTTCCAGTTGCTTGAAGATCTGTATAAATTTTTTCCATTGTTCGTGTAAAACTATCATCATCGTTTAATGATTCAAGCCAATCACGTATTTCTAATTTAGCTCTTTCAATACGATTACGAGCACGAAGAGTTGCACCTGTATCTGAATTGTTTTCAAGACTCATCATTGTTCTATCTGTGACATCAAAACGATATCCAAGACCAACAACATTTTCTACCTTTGCGTCAATTGCGGCATGATTAGCAAAAGATGTATCATAAAAATTAGCAAGTTCATACATATTATAAGGCGGAGTAATTACATCAAATAAGCCATAGCCATTGCGGTAAACCAAACCAGGATTAATTGCTTTAGATCCAGAATCTTTGATGCCTTTTGGATCAGCATTTGCTGAACTCAAATATGAATCACTAAGCAAATTAATATTTGCATTTGTAGCAAGATAACCTTCTTGGGTTACTGCTTTATTTACTTGTCTTGTAACACGGCGTTTAAAGTTTTCTTCAATTCCCGTCAAAGATTTTAATTCGTCCCAAGATTTATTAAATGGATCACTATTTTTAAACTGACTTTCTGGTTTATCTGTTGTTCCAAGTCTTGCTTCTAGGTAATCACTGTTACTCATCAAATGCACCCTTTCCTGCTTTATTAAGAGTTTGCTGGGCTGCATGCCACGCACCTAAATCGTTCATTGAAGGGATTAGTCCAGACTTCATACGATCTATTTGTTCAGAGTGTTCCTCTTCTGAAATACGAGTAAGGCCTGGAACAAATACTGCTTCTCCATCGCCTTCATCTCCATAGTGCTTTGCTGCTGCTTTAAGTTCTGCAATTTTTGCTATATCATTACGCATTGACTCAATGTTGAGTACGTTGCCTTCTCCGTCAGTAAACCATTTTCCAGTTGACTTTTTATACACATATAGACCCCAGTTATATTTTTTTTCTATAACCTGTCTGCGTACATTTTTGACAATTGGTTGGCCAGTTTCGGGGTTGATTAAAGAATCCATAACCATCAGTATACCATATTCCTAAGAGATAAGTACTTAAATAACCAGTATTTTAGTACAACTTGATTTCACAAGCATCTGTAGAACAATATTTCTCAGACTCAGCATCAAGGTTATCTTTACCATCATAAATAGCAGACCAGTCAATTTTGCCAATTGTTCCTACATATGCATTATATTGTTCTCTTGTAATCTCCGTATATGGTTGCTGTGGATAGGTTTTATTCCCCATTGGAAGGAATGAAACAGCCTTTAGCTGGCCCTCATACATATTAAGGGCTGGAGCAATAAATTTTGTTTCTTCTTCTTTGTCAAATGAAAGTGTCACAGAGACACCATTATCTGACCAGTACTTCTGAGCAGTTGCTGCCAAACCAATTTTCTCAAACAAACTAACCTGCTTTTCTGCACGTTTGTGTCCAGATGCAACTGGGAAATATACTACCTGTGTATTTGCTGATACAAGGTCTGGTTCAACTTTATACCCCGCTGCTTTGAATAGGTGAAGCATTGGATCTTGGTCTCCAAAGCGAATAGCTCTAAGATAGAACTCTCCACCAGGACCCCAGTGAACTCCAGGGGTAGCACCAGAGAGAAGTGAAACAGATCCTGATGGCTTAACTGTAGTTACACGAACTGACTCACGAACACACAACCATTCTGAATATGAATGATCATATTTACGGATTGTATTATATCCTTCATCCATCCATTCACGAATAACAGGAAGACCATATTCATCAGCAAAAGAAGCAATGCCTGTAAGAGATGTGCCAATACGACGATTGCGTTGCATAATACCATTTGTCTGTTGCCAATGTGTAGGCATTAAAGTTACAGTTTTTCCATAAAGATAAGCAAACTTTAATGTCTTTAAAAAGTCTTCTTTAGATTCATGGCGATTAAGATGAACTTCAACCAATGTACATAGTTCATAACTTTCTAGTGGCTGTTCAGCACAAGGATTAAAACCCATGATTCTAGAATCTTTATAGTCTGGTGCATCTGCAAGACGACCATAACTACGTGCAACATCTAACCAAATAAAACCTGGTTCTCCATTATCTGCAATTAAATCTACA